TCGGATTCACCAGCGGCTTGGCCCACGTCGCATCCGTCGTCGTGCCGGCGGCCACGGCCGCCTTCAGTTCCATCGCGACTTCCGGCGTCGAGTTGCCCCACCGCTTTTCGGCGTACGCGCCGGCATCGCAGCTGTCGAGTTTGGCGGCCAGCTTCGCGATCACGTACCGCGCAAAGAGAATTCCTGTCTCGACGTCGGCCTTCACCGAGATCACCGGGTAGGGGCGTAGCGTGGTGGGTGTGGCCGGCACGGGAACCGCGGCGGCAATCTGCAACTTCTCATGGTCGCGCCAGCGGCCCAGATCCGCGTCGATGCTCTTGACCTGCAACGTCAGGCCGTCGTGCTCCTCGGCTTGCGCGGGCTCCAGCGTCGTCTGCTCACCGGCGGCGCCCTCCATGATCTCGGTCATCTTTGCGGCCAGGGCCGCGCGCTTGTTTTCGAGGTTCTGGATGTGTTCCGAGATCGTCTGCTTCATAACGGGCCTCTTTATGCGGCCGTCGGCCGCGAGTGATTTCACGAGTCGAATCGTGGCGGATGCGTTTGCGGGAATCGTGACCAGCGAGAGCTCGCAGATTTCCGTCTTGGTCAAGCGGCGCGCGCCGCCTTTCAAGTACTCGACCCCGCCATCCAGGACGCGATACCCAATCGAGGCGCCCGACAGCAGGCCGGCTTTGAGACATTGCCACGCGTCATCGACGCGGGACTTCAGCGGCCCGGGCTCGTCGACGGTCGGCAGCGTGGCTTCGAACGTGATGCCCGACGGCGTGACGGCGAGGGTCGCGATCCCGATGGGCTGCGTCGTGTCGTGATGGAACAGGAGCGGCAGCGGATTTCTGAAGGTCGCGCCGGCCGGCTCGAAGAGGTCGCCCGCGCGATCCAGTTCCGGCGTGGACGCGATGCCGGTAATCCGGCGCCGCGCGGGATCGATCTTCTTCACCTCGAGCAGGGCGTACGCGCGATCCATGTGCCAGGGAGTTCAGCGCGAATCGGCGCCCGCGTCAATTTACGGTGACAAAACTCCTGCTACTCACGCGTCTGGTACGGGTCGAGCGCCGCCACCTGGTCGCGGACGTCGTGCACGACGAGCGTCAGCACGGCCAGCTGCGCGCTGAGGCCGACGATCGCGCGTGAGAGTCCCCAGACGGCGGCGCCGAGGAACGCGACCGCGGTCGCGACGAGCGCCCCCGCCCACAGGCTCATCGCGTCAGCACGTTCGGCAAATGCACGAACCGCGTCAGCACGTACAGCACGATCAGTCCGAGGGCGAGCAGTTGAATCGTGACCGCCCACCCTGGCGGCATTTTGATTTTCGTCGTGACGAGATAGACGAGCCAGCCAATCAGCGCAATCATCAGAACCAGGACGATGAGATCCATACAGCCCTCCTCCGGTGCGGTGTGTCAGGTGAGGTCACGGCCGCCGGCTCGACTTGGCCGCGGCCCCGTGCCGACACGCGCGCGTGACGACCCTTCGCATCCAGTCCGCGTGGGAGAGTCGCGCTTGGTCGGCGCGCAGCTGCGTGAGGTCGTACTGTTTCGCGGGCAGCCGGAAATGCACATGCACTGAGGCCTCATCCCGCGCGAGCGGCGGCCGGCCGCGCTTCATCCGACCACCAGCATCTGATAACTCGGCGCCGGTGTGCGGCCGAGTCGCGACATGAGATCCATCGCCATCACCAGCGCGACCGCGCCATCTATGCGCTCGGTCGAGGCCGCCTTCGACAGTTTGATGTTCCCCGCCGCATCGCTTTCGGCGGCGGCGTTGCTGATGTTCCACCGCAGCACCGGCTGCCCGTCGTGGCGGAGCCGGCGGCCGAGCACGGCCTGTTCCAGCGACTTCGTCGGCGCCGAGAGCGAGGCGAAGCCTTGCCGCATTTGGAGGCACGGCAGCCCGTCCTGCTGCTGCAGGCGCGTGACCAGATCGGTCGCGTTCCACGGATCGAACGCGATCATCTGGACCGAGAATTCCGACGCCCAGGCCTTCAGCACGGCGCGCACCGCCTCATAGTCAACGACATTGCCCGGGGTCGCGGTGAGCATGCCCTGCCGGGCCCATTCGTCATAGGGCACATGATCGCGCCGCGACCGCTCGAGGATGCGATCGGCCGGCACAAAGAACTGCGCGAGCACATCAAAGCCGTGCTCGTCAGGAAACACGGCGACGAGCGCCGTCAGGTCGGTCGTCGTCGAGAGGTCCATGCCGACGAAACAGCGCCGGCCGGCGAGCGAGGCGCGCGGGGTCGGCGCCAGGCACGCGTCCCAGCTCGGCATCGCGAGCCAGCGCGAGGCCTGCTCCGTCCACTGGTTGAGATACAGCCGGCGGTAGGTGTTTTCCTGCGCGGGGATTTCCTGCGGCCGCGCGCACATCGTCCGCATCTCGTCGAGGCTCCGAAAGTCACCGAGCGCCGGATTGGTGGCCTTCCAGACGCGCGGGCTGGTCCAATCGGCGTCCGCGGGGGCTTCGTAGAGGATCGGCAGGAAGGTCGGGTCGAGCGCCGGATGCGCCGCGACTTTCTTCGCATGCTGGTAGAGCTCCCAGAGAATCGAATGCCGGTCGTATCCGGCGGTCGTGATCGCCATCAGGAGCGGTTGCGCGCGGGCGCCCTGGCTCGTCGCGAGGACATCCCACAGTTCGCGACTCGGGGCCGCGTGCAGTTCGTCGTAGATCACGACCGACGCGTTGAAGCCGTGCTTGCTGTACGCCTCGGCCGAGATCGCGCGGTAGAAGCTGCCACTCGAGCGATGCACGATGCGCTTCTGCGAATCGACGATCTCGACGACCGCGAGCAGTTCCGGCGCCTGGCGAATCATCGCCGCGGCCGCGTGAAACACCAGCGAAGCCTGATCGCGATCCGCGGCCGCTGAGTACACCTCCGCGCCAGCCTCGCCATCGAACAGCAGGAAGTAAATCGCGAGCGCGGCGGCCAGTTCCGTTTTGCCGTTTTTGCGCGGCAGCATCAGCAGACACGTGCGGAATTGTCTGAGGCCGTCGGCGCGGGTCGTGAACAACCGCTGCACGATCTGCCGTTGCCAGGGCCGGAGGTTGAACGGCTGCCCGGCGAAGGGGCCCTTCGTATGCGTCAAGCGATTGATGAGGTCAATCGCCCGAAGCGCCTGCCTCGAGGGGCGCCCTACCGCAGCACGTCGGCCCATGTCCCACCACCCGCGGCCGCCGGCGCCGGCGCGACGACACTGACGCGCGACCGGCCGGCCGGTGTCATGCCGAGCTCCGCGGCCGCTTTGAGCATGAGATTGAAGGCCTTGTTCGCCATGCCCAGCGCCGGGTTCGGCATCGGGTACCCGCTCGGCGCGCGGACCAGAAACGGATGCTGCGCCGCTTCCTGCTCGAGGGCCTGCCACTGCGCCCATTTCTGGCAGTACCCGATGAGGGTGGCGCGGTCGATCGTTGTCACCTGGCCGGACGCGATCATGCCGGGCGCGATCCGTCTCCACTCGGCCCGGGCGGAGGGATCGCTTAAGACCTTCGGACAGTTGATGGTGAGCGGACCCGGCGCAGGCTCGGCGCGGTTGATCTTCCGTTTGCCGGGATTGCCACGCAGCACGCGCAACGCGGTCGGCTGCCGTCTAGGTCCGGACATGCTCGCCCACCTTGACGGCACGCGCGCCGGTGAACGCCTCCCAGCGGTCGATGGTCACCTGGCAATACTGCGGCGAGATTTCGAGCGCCAAACACCGGCGTCGGTGCTGCTCCGCGACAATCACGCCCGTCCCGCTGCCGCAGAAGAGGTCGAGGACTTCGGCGCCCTCGTCGAACGTCAACCGGTTGAGGAGCCAGGACCAGACCGCGATGGGCTTCGGGCATGGATGGTCGATGTCCGTATTCGCGGGCGTGTTCAGGTTCACGGCATCGGGCCGGCAGCCGAGCCCGCGCGCCAGCGAGGGGTCCGGACCGTACGCCAGGAACGGCTGCCAATTCTGGAATCCCCACGGGCTGCGCATCATCCCGCCGCCGTAGAACCAGCAGAGGACCCAATCGGGCTCCGGGTAAAACCAGCCGCCGGTGACGCCGCACGAAAACACGACGGCTTCGGCCGCGTCGCGGGCGACCGGTAACCAGCGGCCCGCCATCGCTCGCACCGTCTCAGGACGGTCGTCGAAGCCGGCGTACTCGAAGCCGATGCCGTAGGGCGGGTCCGTGAGACAGACCGCGGCGCGGTGGTGGTCGGTGAGCCGTCCCACGTCGTCCTGGGAGGTCGCATCCCCGCACAGCAGCCGATGCGCGCCGAGCTCGAAGAGGTGGCCCCGCTCGATGCTCGTCGGCCGCGGCGTCGGGATCGCCTCCGGGTCGGTCTTGCCGGGCTTCGGTGCGTCCTTCGATTCGGCGGCGAGTTCTTTCGTCGTCCACCAGGGCGCGAGGTCGAGCCCGGCATCACGATCCGCGGCGATTTGTTCCCAATCCCATTCCGCAAGTTCCGCGGTCCGGTTGTCGTAGATCGCGAGCGCCCGCTTTTGTTCGGGCGTGAGTCCGGAACGCCGCACGGCGACCACCTCATCACCGGCCACGTCCACGACCCGTACCCGGTCGAGTCCTTGGGCCATCGCCGCTTGCACTAAGCCATTACCCGCCAAGATCTCACCGGTCTCGTCGATCACAATCGACCGCGCGGCCCCGACCTCCGCGAGCGAGGCCTGGAGCATCTTCAGATTCCGCGGATTGTGCTTCCGGCGATTGTGCGGATCGGCGGTGAGGTCCTTCAGGGACCCCATCACCTCAACCTGCGGCAACGCGCGCGGATG